GATGTTTAGAACATGAATCAATAACAATAGGTAGAGTTCAAGATTTTAATTCATTTGATTTTGCTGTGAGGTTTAATTATGCCTAGTGCAATCTCTTCAGCGGTTGAATGGCTTTTTGTTACAGTATCAAAAGGTGTTGCCGCTGTTGGGTTTACACAAACCGCTAATCAAATTGTTACAGGCTTAGTTATCGGTGGTACTGCATCCGCTTTATTGGGTAAATCAAAAAGACCTGTATTTTCATCATTAGCCGAACAAGGGCAAAATGCACTAGGTAATTCTATATCTAATACCAATCCTATCCCTGTTATTTATGGGGAGAGGCTGATTGGTGGCACAAAAACATTTTTATCAACTTCTGATATATATGATCATTTTGGCAATACTTTAGAAAAAGTTAATGGCTATTTACACATGGTTTTAACTGTATCTGAAGGTGAAATTGAAGAGTTTACGAAAATTTATGCTAATAATATTGAAATCTATCCAAACCCAGATGTTACATTTAGAAATAAAGTAAAAGTTAATACACATTTTGGAACAGATAATCAAATTGCAGATGATGATTTAGTAAGTAGTTTTTTTAAATCAGCAACAGTAGATATAAACAATAATTTTAGAGGTAGAGGTATTGCTTATATTTATGTGAGGCTAGAACATAGCCCAGATGTTTGGCAATCAGGGGTACCTACTATAACCGCACAAATTAAAGGTAAAAAAGTTCAAGATATTAGGCAAACTGTTAGCGGTGGTGCCAATATAAATAGATATTCTACTAACCCTGCTTTATGTATTAGAGACTATTTAACTAATACTACTTATGGAAGAGGTATTAGTAGTTCTAATATTGATGATACATCATTTATTGCCGCCGCCAATTATTGTGATACCAGTACAAGTTACACTATGGATGATGCAAGTACTGTGACACAAAAACGCTATCAAATGAATGGAATGGTTTCTGTTGGTGAAACATCTATGAATATACTAGAAGATATGCTTACTTCATGTAGAGGAATGATCGTCTTTTCTGGAGGAAAATATAAATTAGTATTAGATAAAGATGAAACGCCTGCTTTAACCTTTAGCGAAGATGATATGTTGCCTGATTTCGAAGTTACTTTAGGGGGCAAAGATAGTTTTTCTAATAGAGTTAATACGCAGTTTTTTAACCCAGAAAAAGACTCACAATTAGATTTTGTTTATGTGGAAAGTGATAGTTATAAAACAGCAGACAATAATTTACTGCTTGAAAGAAATATAGAGCTACCTTTTACAAATAATTATGTAACAGCTAAAGATATTGGCGAACAAACTTTAAAACAATCAAGGCAAAATATTATTATTCGTTTTTCTACATTTCAGCAAGGATTATTAGCTGAATGTGGCGATGTTATTTATATTAAAAATACGAATCTTGGATGGGATACTTTAAATTCTAACAATGGTAAAAAATTTAGAGTAATGGATATGCAAATTCTATCTAATGGCGAGATCAATATAATAGCAGTTGAATTTGATAGCGCTGTTTATACACCATCAACTATTCCATTAGAAGATACAGCGCCTAATACTA